GGTTCTCCGAATCCGAGTGAACTAGAAACTGAAATTATTGGAGAATAAACATGGCAATTAAAAAATCTTTAAGTGGTGGTAAAGATATTGAATCTCATCCCAAAAAAACAAAGCAGGGTGATGGGTCTCATACCAAGTATGCGGCAACATCTCGTAATTCGGCTCCTAAAAAGTATCGTGGACAAGGAAAGGGATAATGTATTACCTAGACGGTAACGATGAATGGAACAATATACATCCATCAGACCTCTGGGTATACAATAAACTCTTTATAAGTCGGATTTTAGGATATACTTGTGGACCTGTTGGGACCTGTGTACCTAAACCCGACTTTTATATTGTGCGTCCTTCTTTTAATTTACTCGGTCTTGGACGCTTTGCTCGTCGAGAATGGATTAACTTATACACTGATCATATACATCCTGCTGAGTTTTGGTGTGAAATCTTTGAAGGTGAGCATTTAAGCGTCGATTTTTACCAAAAAGAAGCAGATTTAGTAGTATGTGGTACTCGAAATTCTGAAGATCCTTACTACAAATGGCAAAAATGGGAAAAAATTGACAAAAAGGTGGAATTTCCAGAAATTTTAACCGATATTAAGGGTGACTATGACTGGATTAACTGCGAATTCATCAATGGAAACCTGATTGAGGTGCATTTTCGCAGAAATCCTGACTTTCGTTATGGAAATTCAGTAGCAATACCTGTTTGGGATGATGAAAAAGTTGAAAATATGAAATTTATCGAGGATGCTGAGTATTTTCGGAAGGGTTTTTACATAGAATAAATAGATTTTTTACATCAAAATGAATTGGAACAGTACTCAATGGGAAAGCACCTCTTATTAGAGGTATATAACGTTGATTTTACACTTCTCAATGACGCAATGTCTCTTCAAGAAGTCATAAAAAAAGGCGTAAACCGTGCAAAAATGACGGTATTAAATATTTTTTCTCATTGTTTTTTCCCTCAGGGATGCACAATTGTCATTGCTCTTAAAGAAAGTCATGTTTCGTGTCATACTTGGCCAGAAGAAGGATGTGTGGCAATTGATGTTTATACCTGTGGTGAAGGAAATCCTCGTTTAGTTGTCTTGGAAATATTAAAATACTTCAATTCCGATAATTATTCATTAAGAGAAGTAAATCGTTAAATAAGAATAAGGAGATAGAAACCTCCTTTATAAAAGTTCTGTTTTATTCACTAAAACAGGAGAAAAATGTCAAATTTACCAGTAGATAGAGACCAAAATTACATGAGAGAAATGTGGGGAACCACAAAATTGATTACGGACTATGAAAAACCATCATCACAAAGAGTGATTCAAGAAGTTATGCACGATCTTGCTCCAAGACACGATCTTAAAAAACAACAAGAACTTCATGAAAAAATTCGTAATGATGACGATTATGATGACTGGGCATATGGAACCGAACCAAATTATGGTTCTTCCTGGAAATAAGTATAAATAAATAAAAAACTTTTATTCAATGGCAGTTCAAAGGATATCCAGATCATTTAAAGATATCAGTTTATCCTTTGAACCTCATCCAGTCACAAAGGATCTACCGATATTAAAAAACGAAGATGCAATTCGCAGATCGGTAAGAAATATTGTACAAACCATTCCAACAGAAAGATTCTTTAATTCACTGTTGGGATCTGATATTACAAGAAGTTTATTTGAATTTGTTGATTTCGGTACTGCATCCGTAATTCAAAGTCAAATTGAAATATCAATTAATAACTTTGAACCCCGAGTAAATAATGTGATAGTTCAGGTAGATCCAATTCCCGATGATAATACATTTAATGTGACTATTATTTTTGACATCATAGGTCAAGAAATACCAACTCAAGAATACTCATTCATATTAGAGGCAACAAGATAAAATGCCTTTCACTAAATTTACAAATCTGGATTTTGATCAGATAAAGACCTCCATCAAAGATTATCTCCGTGCCAACTCCACATTCACGGATTTTGATTTTGAAGGGTCTAATTTTTCGGTATTAATTGATACTCTGGCATATAATACCTATATTACGGCATTCAACTCGAATATGATTGTGAACGAGTCCTTTTTGGATTCCGCAACTCTTCGTGAAAATGTAGTCTCACTGGCAAGAAATATTGGTTATGTACCTCGTTCCAGAACGGCAGCAAAGGCACAAGTATCATTTAATGTGTCGGTAAACACAAGTACTCCCACAGTCACCTTACAGGCAGGTTTGGTATGTGTCGGATCCGTTGATAATACCTCATATACATTTTCAATTCCGAATAATATTTCGGCAAATGTTGTAGAAGGAGTTGCATCCTTTAATAAGATTGACATTTATCAAGGAACATTTCTTACAAAACAATTTATTGTAGACGGATCATTAGATCAAAGATTTATACTGAACAATTCTTTCATTGATACATCGACTATTTCGGTTTATGTAAGAGGAATTAATGAGAGTGGTCTTGGTGTCGAGTATTTTTCGGTTGATAATATTCTTGAAGTAAATTCAAACTCAAAGATTTATCTTCTGCAGGAAGTTCAGGATGAAAAATATGAACTACTTTTTGGTGATGGTCTAATCGGACAAAAACTGGAAAATAATTCGGTAATCACCGTAAATTATATCATAACTGACGGCGAAGAAGGAAACGGAGCATCTTCTTTTTCTTTTGCCGGAAGTATTCGAAATGCAGAGGGAGCAGCTCCCTCTGCAGAGGGAGCAACAATTAACATAGGTTCGGTATTCATCACGACAGATCAGTCATCTCAAAATGGATCAGAAATAGAATCAGTAGATTCTGTTAAGTATTTTGCTCCAAGAATCTATTCCTCACAATACAGAGCCGTTACATCCAGAGATTATGAGGCTATTATAAAAAAAATATATCCAGATACAGAATCAGTTGCGGTTATTGGAGGTGAAGAATTAGATCCTCCAGAATTTGGATCAGTATCAATAAGTATTAAACCAAAAAATGGAACATTTGTTTCCGATTTTAATAAACAACAGATTCTGAATCAATTAAAGCAATATAGTATTTCTGGAATTAATCAAAAAATAATTGATCTTAAAATACTATACGTGGAAATTGATTCGTCAATTTACTATAATTATTCTCAGGTATCTTCTCTGGAATCATTAAAAACAAGAGTAATAAATTCATTAACGAAGTATTCAGAATCTGTTGATTTGAATACATTTGGCGGAAGATTCAAATATAGCAAGGTTCTTCAAATCATTGATAATACTGACGTTTCTATAACTTCTAATATTACCAAGGTTAGAATCAGAAGAGATTTGAAAGCCCTTATAAATCAATTCACACAATACGAATTGTGTTTTGGAAATCGATTTCACATTAATCCAGAAGGATTTAATATTAAAAGTACCGGATTTAAAGTTTCCGGCGAATCAAATACGGTATATTTAACAGATGTTCCGAATACTGATAAAGAAAACCCGGTAAAATTAGATGGAAGTGGAAAAGGAATATTATCAATAGTAAGACCATTAAGTGATGGATCATATAGAGTTGTTGCAAAATCTGCCGGAATAATTGATTATATAAATGGAGAAATTACATTGAATACAGTAAACATTACTTCAACATCCAAATCAAATGATATTATTGAAATACAGGCATTTCCGGAATCTAATGATGTAGTTGGACTAAGAGATCTATATCTAAATTTCAATATTGATAAAAGCACAATAAATATGACAAGAGACGTAATTTCATCCGGTGATGAAATATCGGGAGCATCATTTATCAGAACTTCAAGTTATTCAAATGGAATTTTAATAAGAGAGTAATATGATACAGACTGGGTTCGAATCTAGAGTTAAGATACAACAAGTTATAGAAAGTCAACTTCCAAATTTTATTTTGGATGAGAGCCCAGTAACAGCAGAATTTTTAAAGCAATATTATATCTCTCAGGAATATCAAGGTGGAGTAACTGATATTGCAGAAAATTTAGATCAATATCTAAAGTTAGATAATCTAACTCCAGAAGTTGTTGTGGATTCCACTAGATTATCAAATAATATTTCATCTTCTTCGGGAATTGTTACGGTAACCTCTACCAAAGGATTTCCTCAAACATATGGATTACTTAAAATTGATGATGAAGTTATTACTTATACCGGAATTACCACGAATACATTTACGGGATGTATTCGTGGATTCAGTGGAATTGTTGATTATCATCAAAATTTAAATCAAGAAGAACTGATATTTTCCGAGTCAGAATCTGCCTCTCATAGTAGTGGAGTACGGGTACAAAATTTAAGTTCTCTATTCTTAAAAGAATTTTATAAAAAACTAAAATACACTTTTACTCCGGGATTAGAAGAATATGATTTTGTATCCAATTTAAATGTTGGCAACTTTATAAAAGAAGCAAGATCTTTTTATCAATCAAAAGGAACAGATGAATCATTTAGAATTTTATTTAATATTTTATATGGAGTAACACCGCAGGTTGTAAATTTAGAGAATTTTTTAATTAAACCATCCTCCGCAGAATTTATCAGAAGAGAAGTTTTGATTGCAGAGGCAATTTCTGGCGATCCTTCCAAATTAGTAGGACAAACTCTGAAGAAAGTTAATGATGAGAATACTAGTGCCTCAATTTCTGAAGTAGAAATATTCACCCGAAATACCATTCCATATTATAAAATTTCACTTTTTGTTGGATATGAAAATTTTTCGACAGTTCTTGGAAATTTTACAATTACTCCAAATACAAAATGCATAATAAATGTTCCTATCGGATCTTCGGTAATTTCAGTAGACTCCACAATTGGATTTCCGGAAAAAGGAGCACTTGTATCTGGAAATAATAAGATTAATTATACTAGTAAAAGTATTAATCAATTTTTTGGATGTAGTGGAATTACATCGGCAATTTTATCATCCGACAACATAAGATCCGATGAAATTTATTTTGGATATGAAAATGGAGATCTAAGTAAAAAAGTTGAATTGAAACTTTCAGGAGTATTATCCAAATTCGTACAAGTATCCGACACATTGAATCTAGATGAAGGTCAAATTATTTCCGTTAAAAATATTGGAGATTTGATTGAAAATCCGCAGAATAATCAAACATATAAAGAAATATTTGCAAATTCTTGGATATACAACACGGCATCTAGATATGAAATAGAAAACATTAATAATTTTATTTTAAAAAGTAAAATTGATAGATCTAGTTTAAAAATTGGAGATCAGGTTGAAATTTTAAAAAGAGATACTAATACCGTAGTTTCATCTTCTGGTGCATATATTTCTAATATTATATCTGCGGAAAACAGAGTTATTATTGATAATTCTGGATTTTCTTCAGAACCTGGTGTAAAATATGATTTAAGACGAAAAATTAATACGGCAAACAGTACAATAGTTCCAATACAGTTTGGAAATAATATCATTTTATCCGATATTCAAAATCTATACACTGATGATAAGTATTCATATGTAGCTTCAAATTCATTGCCATCAGGAAGAAGTGGATATTTTGGAAATTTTACATATCAAATAGCAAAAAACATTCAAACATCCGTTGGAATAGGAACTGCTGATGTAGTAGATGATAAGTATACAAGCATAGTATTTCAAAATCCGGTTCCATTTATTACTGGAGATAGAATTTATTATCAATCATCTGGAGATACTATTGTTGGTTTAGATACCGGAGATTATTATGTACAGGTTTTAGATTCTCCGAATAAAATAAGATTATACTCATCATTATCTTTTGTTGGCACCGATAATTTTTTAACGTTTTCTAATTCTAATTTTTCCAATCAAACTCATAGATTTACATTATATTCTCAAAAATCCGGAATAATTGATGCCCAAAAATTATTAAAAAAATTTCCTTTATCACAAAGTATAGACACCGGAACAGAAGAATTGACGATTCCTGGTCCGGTTGGAATGTTAATTAATGGTGTAGAAATTGTAAATTATAAATCCGATGACAAAGTTTATTATGGTCCATTAAAATCCATTCGTGTATTAAATGGTGGAAATGATTATGATGTCATCAATCCGCCACAAATAACGGTCTCTGCCGGACTCGGAAATACCGCACTAGTTAGACCCGTGATTGAAGGATCTGTGAAAAAAGTTTTTATTGATTCTCAAGACTATGATATTAATCAAATTGTTTCCATTAAAGTATCTGGCGGTAATGGATCTGATTGTGAATTAGAACCAATTATTACAAAAAGAAGAAGAGATATTTTATTTGACGGAAGATTGACAACAAACTCCGGAGGAATTAGTTCAATCACCGGACAATTGTTATTTCTGACGGATCATAATTTAAGTAATGGAGAACCTATAGTTTATAACTCCAATGGAAATACTCCAATTGGAATCGGAACTACAAATTTAACTTTGGTTAATAATTCTACATACTATTCTAAAGTCGATAACAACAGAACCATTAGATTGTATCAGTCCAATTCTGACTATTTGTCGGGAATTAATACTGTTAATTTTAACGGAATTAGTGCTGCCGGAATACACAAATTTTCAACCGCAAGATTTAAAAATACTATATCAGAAATTAAAGTTTTAAATCCAGGCAGTGGATATACAAATAGAAAGTTAATTGTTTCTCCGGCAGGAATATCAACCGTTAATCATACAATTAATTTTAAAGATCACGGATTTAAGAATGGAGAACTTGTAACATATCAATATGAAACTTCTACAATAGGAATCTCCACACTATCACAATACTATGTCTTAACAAATAGTGATGATTCATTTAGACTCTGTGATGCCGGAATTGGAGGCACTGATATTTCAAACTATAACAGAAAAAATTATATTAAATTTTCTTCTGTGGGATCAGGATATCAATATTTTGATTATCCGGATATTTCAGTTTCTATACAATATACTCCTGTTGGATTTGGCACTACAACTCAACAAGTTCAATCTCTTGTTGCAACTCCAATTGTTAAGGGTAGTATTATCGATGTTTATTTGTATAAAAACGGAACGGGATATGGGTCAACGATTTTAAATCTTGAGAAAAAACCTCTTTTATCCATAAAAAATGGTCGAGAGGCTAGATTAACTCCAATCGTTATAAATGGACAGATTAATTCAGTAAATATAGAATCAAGTGGAAATGATTATTATTCAATTCCGGATTTGATCATCAGAGATTCAAGTGGAAGTGGATCTGGAGCAGATTTAAGACCTGTTATTACAAATCAAAGAATAACGGATGTTAAAATAGTGAATGCGGGAATTGGGTATTCCAGTTCTTCTACTTCAATTCAAGTAAAACCGGCAGGTTC